ATAAGAAGTTACCATTAAAAGCCATGTCTACATTTTCCTTATATACTCGGCCAACTCTAACTGACCAGCATCTTTGATTGCATTATATACCGTAGTTCTATCGCTTTGGATAGCCTGCCGCATATACAGCGCAACAGTTTTTTCTACAGCGTCTCGGTACTCTCTCGCTTGATCCCGAATAGCGGGGGGTGCATTTTCAGAAATGCCAATTATTTTGTTCACACAACGTTGAGCTACCTCCTCTGGAGTAGAGCCTCGGTTGTTTGTCGTAGCAACTTCAACTTTAAAGTCGTTTGACATTGTGACGGGGAAAGACATGGTGTTCATATTTTATATATCCTTACGTTTTAGCGCGAATGATTTGACCTGTGCGGTACTCATCAGTCACCTCTTGAGCTTCACCCAAGTTTTTCAATCGTCCAACAGCTTCACCAAACCTCTGCGTGTATAGCTGCATCATTGCAGGGTCGCCCTTCATGTAAAGGTACGCTTCCGACAAAGACCCATAAAGCATCGCCATTTCTGCGTTTTCACTCAACCACGTCAGTGTAGTGTCCGCGCCAATAGCCGAAACTACTGCTGTTGCCCCACTTGGACTAGCCGTAATTGTTTCACCAACAGTGTAGTTGCTGCTAGGAATCACCACAATTAATGATGTGCTAGACGGAACTGAATCAACCCCGCTACTTTCACCGCTTGTACCGCCAGTGATTGTGTCGCTTGCGGTAAACGTACCTGTCACACTTGTAAGTGTCAGAGTATAGCTGCTTTCAGTCAAACTCTCTGGCCTGTAAAAGTAATGAAGCTCCGAGGAAAAGCTGCTTACAGGTGTAGGGCCCAAGATAAAGTTGTCCACGTCGTAAGAACCATAGTACTTAGGCACACCTGTCGTGGCAGGATTAGGGTTGTACGATTGAATAAACTCTGGATCTTTGTAATCTACGAACACAGTCTCACTGTTTGAGTCCGTAAACGCCAACGAGAACGGCGCCAAAAAGTCGCTCGGCATCGCCAGGTACTTATCAGATGCTGTCATCTGTCCAGCTACGTTCTTCCGGAACAACCCTAGCTGCACGTTTTTAAGGATACGTTCTTCAGTAAGTCGAATAAACAAGGGAAGGTTCGAGATAAAAGATGTCTCGTTGTTCTCAGTGTACTCTTCTATAGCAGTCTTTAACTGCGTGTATGTAAAGCTCATGTTGTCACCGTAACTGCGCCAACAGCCCCTGTTGCTTCTAGGTTGTTGGGAGGGTTAATACCATTGGTTGGTGGGCCACCAACAGGGTTCCAGCCCCACTGTATGTTTCTTTCCACCGTTAGATCAGGCTCTGGCCGTGGGTTCCTTAATGCTTGTGGATCCGGCCCAATCCTAGGGGGCATCAGTTGAGGATGCTTGGGCTCATACTCGTCAGGACCGACTAGAGCGCCGTTCCATTCTTTCATCATGTCTCTTAAACGGTATCTAAACCCAGACCTGTCTGAAATTCCGTATGCTTTTTTTCCACTAGCAAATGCCATTATGCCCTCAAGTACGATATACTAGGTTGCAGTTTAAGAGATACACGGCCCTCGTCCTCGTCAGACGCTCTTTGAAACTCTTCCTCATATATAGATTTTAAATACTGCAAACGTTCTGGCGCCCTTTTCATTGCAATGTAGTACGCCAAGCCGGCAACCATGCAAGGATAAAACCTAAAGGGTAAGTCAGTGGTGTTTGCAAACGCTCCAGCATCCTCAATGCGATCAACATAGTAATAGATTAGTTGGTCGGTTGAGTTGTCAGGCACATTCCACAAGTTAATTACGGGGCTGATCTGCCGGTCAAAATAGAACTGGCTCGGCCGACCTTGTGTTACTTTGTTAGGAAGATTTAAATATTCCCCTCGACTGATCCGATCTAGCTCATAATCCGTATTACCTCTACGGACTACTACTTCTAGTATGTCCGCAGAACTTTGAGTCAAAGCAAAACTAACAGCAGTTGTCACCGTAGTTACAGTGCCGCTAACACTTCCCGTTATACTTTCTGCCGCAACAAACGTTCCAACAGGATAGGTTATTGCAATACTTGTACTAGAAACAATGCTTGTGATTATAGCTGTTGCGCTACTTGTTCCGCCGGTGATGGTCTCAGCTACGACAAAAGAAGCACTCGACGCTACAGTTATTGTCAAGGTTCCAACAGGGTAAGAAGACACAGCCTGGGCCAAGTCTAATGTTTTTTGTTTGATGGTCCACAAGTTTAAACCACGGTTAGTCCATTCCGCGAACATAAGGTTTAACGAACGACGTGCAGTCTTAATCTCGTAACCAGTTCTCGCCTCTAAACCACACCGCTCATAGGCTTCCTCAATAGCTTCAGCTATATCAAGGTTAAATGTTCTGGTCCCAGAAGTCGTCATTTGTTACCCCTTCTTCGGTTTACGTTTGGCTGCGGAAACTCTGCGAGGTTTACCAGCAGGCTGTCCTAGTTTTTTCTTCTCTCGTACCTTACTACGTTTTTCAGCCGCTGTCATTTCTTTGCTTGTCTTTGGTGTTTTAGAGCTTACTCTTTTACTTGGCCGGCAATACGGAGTATCTCTTTTCTCACCTTTTTTGCGGCCGCAAGGCTTTCCAGAACTGACATCTTTCCAATCCTCTTTAAACCACCGCTTGAGGGCCGCACCCTCTTTTGTTTTACGAACAGCCATCAGTAATTATTCGTTTCTTTACGACGAGATTCCTGTACAGAACCACATCCGTTAGCAATGTAACCACCGTTCTTTAACTTTTTCTTGACCGGCCGTTTTCTTTTAGAAGATTCTCCCCAGTTTGCCGCTCCTACCTTGCGACATTTGGCTATAGCCCCGCTTGCGTAGGCGCTTGGGAATACTTTGTATCTTGCTTTGACTTTTTTGTAACATGCGTCTTTGGGCATTATTTTTCTCCGAGGGCGGCTTGGAAATCTGTTGGCTCATTTGGGCCCGAGACATTGCCATATCGTGCCTTCCTTTGTAAAAACTCCTGCCACATTGGCTGGATCATGTTATAGTTTTGATCTACCTTATACACAACGACGGCCATTTGCGCGTTCATAGTAAACAAAGTAATCGCCCCCCAGCTTACTACACCAAGGATTACAACAGAAAAGATTTGGTTAGGGTCAATTTTCATATCTTAACACTTCCAACGTTTCCGCGCAGCCTTACCTCTTTCCCCTGTCCAACCTTTTGACCTAGCACAAAAAGATTTCTTACGACCTTTTTCACTCTTAGACTTAGGGTTGGGTGCAGGAGCTTTAAGTTTGCTACCTGTTGCTTTGTTGTATTTAGCGCGGCCTTTTGCAGTAAGACCAGCACCCTTTTTTACAGACAATTTCTCGCCACGACCAACTGAGAGATTAACTTTTTTCTTATCAGCCATAGCAAGTCGCTCCAAGTTAAGCGTGGTAGAACATCATCAAATCGAATTGCGGAACAACAAATGTAACGTAACAACCATCCTTAAATAAAACACCCTCATCAGGCATAAAGGGGTCATCCGAAGCGTTGTCAGTTCCAATTGAACGAAACTGTATGAGTTCTGTTCCTGTGACACCACCGTTTCGCAGGTTAGCTTTTCCAGCAGTTCCGCCGGAATAAAAAGAAAACCCTTGCAAACGAGTGCGCCCCGCAAAAATTACACCCGCTGCGTTGGCGTTTATACCAGCGGATACGTTACCGGCTGGATTTCCAACTGCGGTTATGCTGGCAATAGTTTTAAAATATCCAGTGCTTGTTGCTGTTCCAGCATTAGCGCCAGTGAGGTTCTCGGTAAGTGCCGCACCATTTACATCTGTGCCAACTATATTAAACGATTTCGAGGAATCGTTACCTGCGGACAAAATTGTAACTTGTCGTGCAGTAGCGTTTGTAACACTTCCGCCAGAAGCTAAAGCTCCGCCAATTACTAGAGCCGCGTTGTTTCCAACTGACGCTGCAACTGAAATTCCGTCTGCGTCTAAAGCCACCTCATCGCTGATGATGACTGGGGTTACGTCTGATCCTGCCATTTTGGCCTCCTATAAAAAAGGTGGGGCGTTAACCCCACCAGATTAATTACGCAATTTGAACGTACTCAATGATGAAAGTAAACGAACCTGCTGTTGTAGCATCAACTGTATTAGTGATGTTGCAGAAAATAGTTCTTGCGGTGTCTGTATATTGAACGGAAGCTGGGGCTGTTGTGCCATCCTGTGTCTGAAGAACTAATGCAGTCACCGTTACGTTGTGTACAACAACGGTTGTACCAGCATCCAGTATTTCGTCTGCCTGAGTCGCAACAATTTGTGCGCCAGAAGTAGATGTACCAACTTCGTAACCAATATCACCTTCTCCGATAACCGGAGCAACGTCACAAAAAATCTTAATGTCAGTGATGATTGTGTTCGCTGGTTGTGTAAACTCACCGATAGTCGGGCTATCACCCGCTGTTGTGTTTACTGTAACGCCAGTGGCAAAGCCAACGTGCTTTACATACTTGTTAGTAACAATACCTGTCGAAGCTGTGCTTGCTACAGTGGTAACTGTGCCTGTGGTAGCATCTGTAGAAATTACTTGAAAGCCGTTTTGCGAACGCACTGGTCCGCTAAATGTAGAATTACCCATGAGAATCTCCTGTCAGGGTTAAGTCAGTTGCCCAATGCAACTGTCAGGGATACTAAGACAATACATTATGTTTATACAAAAAGAAAGAGGCGATCCGAAGACCGCCTCTAACTTAAATAGATTCAAATGTAGGGTGGCTACATAATAAACCTAAATAACTTATGCGCCTGGAGAACCAAACACACACCGTGGGTCGCTAAAGCCAAAGCTATAACGCTCACGAGCCTTAAAGCGCATGTTACCTGTGTCGAAATCAGCTTCCATGTTAGTGGAAAGCGGGGTCCGCTCAAAGTGAACAAAGCCGCGAGGCGCGTCTGTTTTGATAAAGAACGCATCTGGATCAGTAAGGAAGTCATTGACGGCATAGCCTTCAGGTAACATTCCCATTGAACGCATCGCGTTAGTATCGTTATCCGATGTACCAGGGCGAAGGTTGGAAACCATCAAACGCTCTGCAACGAATTGTAGTTGACGAGGAATCATCAACTTCATGCCACGAAGGGCAACCTTCAAACCACGTTCGTCAACATAGCCCGCGATGTTGATCAAAGCATCTTCAAGAGATGTTTCGTTCAGATCGGCACCAGTTGATGGTTCGTTAGCAAAAGTCCCACCGTTTGTTAGCGGGTGGTCAGTGGCGCATAGAGCAACACCGTCACCGCCAGCAGAAGCACCCGCAGTGAACGCATTGTTCAATACAGCGGCAGCTTTAACCTGCTTGGAGTGGGCCATTGAGCGAGCGAGAGCGCGTGTGTAACGACTGCCGAGGCGGTCATACAAGTTGTCCTCGATTGCTTCCTCAGTGATTGAGAACGCAAGCGCAACGGTTTCGTGGTTGTAACGAGCTGTGTAGGCTTCGTTAGCATCGTCGAAATTAATCGCGGAACCTTCTGACTTAGTAGGTGCTGCGCCAAATCCAGACAACATAACCTCTTCCTCAAACGCGCGGTCTGAAGATTCAGTTGTGTAAATCTCTGAATGTTGGTTTTCGTAACGATCATACTCCATTCCAAACAATGCGTTTAGGCCGGGTTCTAGCTCTTTCGCTAGTTGTGCGCGAGAAATAGCCATAGTCTATACCCTCCTTATACGCCGGTCGTAGAAACAGTTCCAGCAGCAATGGAGCCGGTAGGCGCATTGAAGTGGTTGTTTATACGAACGATTAGTGGAATACCAGCAGCGGTGAAGTCAGCATTATCGGGGTCATCTTGGACACCCATAATACGCAACGCCAACGTGTTGGTTGTAGCGATAGTATTCAGATCTGCTGTTGCAGACGAAATACCAGTTGTGGTCGAACCAGAGTTGCCTGTTGCAAGCGCAATGTTTGCGAACACAGCCGCACGAATCTCCGCTTCAGTGTTTGCCGCAGCAACTACGTTAGATGTAGCAACTGTGAACAACTGATTTGGGTCGTCGTACAGAAAGGCTTTGACAGGATAATTAGAATCCGCGCCAGAACCGGGCCATTGGTTAGAGAAGATAGTTTCACCAGTAGTAGATGAGACATACTCACAACCGCCAAACACACCCACGATAGAGACGTTACCACCAGCCGCAGCTTGTAGATCGTCAATAACGCCCGCAGCAAGCGGAATAACCGGCATGCCTTGGAAGATTGGGTTACTGTTGTCGGATGCAATGCGATACTCAGTCATACCGGTAGAATTGGTCGCTTGACCAATTTTTCCAATGGGACGTAGCCCAAAGGATCCGTTAGAATTTGCCATAATAGCACCTCAAAAGTTACTCGGAGTCTCTTCGTGAGCCTCCGAAGGATACACGACTTTGCCGATTATTAGATATCGGCATTGAAGGATGTTGGTCCTTCATTAGGTCCTGATCAACTGCTACCATCTGTTCGCGGGTCCGGGTCCCGTAATACGCGGATCGTTCTTGGGCGGTTTCTACAGGTATGCGGCACAGCATTAATCCACCTTGTCCGATGATCCCTTCGTATCGACCTTCGTCAATAGTAGGGGCTTCGTAGTCTGGATACTCGTCCTTACGAACAGGTTCCCATCCTTCGCGTAGCTTGGTGTTGACATTCATTTTGTCTTCTTCACCACGCATTGCGATTCGAATCCAACGATGCACATAGCCCGCAGGGGGCTCGGGTGCAGCAAGGCGACTGGGCGGTGCCCATGGTTTACGGCGCGTTTCTGTTTCGCGGGTTGCGCTTTCGCGCGATTTTTTGTCAGTCATGTCATCAATCCTTCACAAACTTTGCATACTCTTCAAGCGGTACGTTTAATCGTTTCGCCATCGCAATTTGTGATGGGGATAGTTTCACCGACCTGCGCCCTGTTTTCGCTGTACTGCGGGTAGCTGAAGCGCCAGCAGGTGCGACCTGTGCTCCGCCCGATTGTTTCGCTTTGAACTTGTGTGGAAACTCCACACGCATCCTGCGATCAACTTCACTATAGTATTCTTCTCCGTTGGGGTCAATTCCTTCTTCTTGAACCATCTTACGATGGATACCAAAGACGGCATAAGTCATAACCTCATCGTTGCCAAACCACTCATTCTTCTCGGCCCAAGCCTCTGCTTTAGGGTCAGGAGTCGGAGCAGCTTGCTGTTGTTGTGGAGCGGGCTGTTGTTGTGGCTGCCCTTGAACCTGCTGTTGTTCAACAGCGACCTTGTCTTCGGAACGCTGTTTAGCAATCCGTAACCGCTCTTGTTCAATGGACATTTTTGACAGACCCTCTTGGGCTTCCATCATCTTGTCCGCGTCACCAGCCTCATACGCTTCCTTGTAGAGGCGCTTTGCTTCACCAACCTGGCTTTCCAAACGTGTGCCGTACTCAGTCAAATAACCTTTGTCTAAGTTCTGCATCCGAGTTTTAAGTTGATTGTTCTCGGTGAGTAACTGTTGCGCCATGCGAACAGCTTCTTCTCGATCACGCTCCTCGTTCCGGTATTTCTCGGTGAGTTTTTTGATCCTGCTCTGAACCTTGCTGCTATAGCTTTCAAGTTCGTCTTCAGGTTCTTTCTCCTCCTCAACGGCTTCTGTCTCAACAGCTTCCGCAGACACCTCCTCCTCGGGGACATCTACTTCGATCTCAACGCCCTCGTCTTCAAGAACCTCTTGATCTAGTTTCTCTTCACTCATTTTGTTCTCCTAAACCTGCTTGATGTCGTCGGGTTCAAGAATGGTGGCAATAACTTCGTCATCATTAATGATGCGAACCTCTCCACCGTCAATCTTAAAACGTGACCCTGAATAACGACCAATACACACCCATTGACCTTCAGCACACCATGGTGCGCTGTCGGCGCCAAACTTATCCGGGTCCTTGTAGGCAAGAGGGCCTAGCTTCAGAACGTAAGCTACAACAGTAGCTACAGCCTCACGGGCTCGAATTTCATCTGGGATGTGTAACCCACCCTGCGTCTTGGTCGCGCCTTGATACGGCATCACCAGTAAACGCCAGCCTGTAGGCTGTGGTAGTCGTTGCAAAAGGGGTTTCTCTAGTAGGGAAGGGTCCAACACCTTCTCAGTGGCGTCAACATACGCGCTATGCACATCGGGCGAGGAAGCCGGAGCCTTCTCGTTGTCCTTGTTCATTTTCTGCGCAACGTGATCAGGAAGATATAAAGTCTTCGACATCGTCTGCGGTTCTCTCCAGCAGGGCTTTCATTTCTTCACGAGCGTAGGTAAGGCCCCGTATCTCACCCACCATGAGTTTGTACTGCTCCCAGTCTTTGGCAGCATCGTTCCCAAGAGCACTTGCAATATCTTGTTCGCGCTCTCGTAGTACCTTATACATGTGTTTTGCAAAATCAACAACATCCATTAAAGAATATCTCTTTCTGAACCTTCAGCCATACCTGTGATTGGCCCGCCCTTAACCCAGTCGTTGCATACATTTTCTGCGGTACACACAAATTTGTACGTTTGACAGTAACCAAGAGACCCGTCATCGCTGTCACACGTTAGCTCAGAACCCTCTGAAATAATGCATTCTAGTATTTCTTCAGTCTGGTTGTACGAACCACAGGTGCCGCACCTTTTGTTATCAACGTCCGCTTCACGGTAATCTGCTTCGCTTTCCGCGTACATTTCGTTAACATCGTTGACTTCTGCGTCTTGCGTTGGAACTGGGCAAGCAGGGCCGTCAGCGCCGCCACCCTGCATTTTATCTACTGGGATTCCATCTGGCAGGATACTTATCATAATTGTAGGCATTATTCAGTCTCCTCTGTCTTGCTGTATATGTTATCAAAGATACGATTAACGTCTAACGTATAGTCTAGATCAGATTTAGAGTAATGTATATGTTGGGACGGCCTAAAGTCTGGGGCACCTTCTCCAGTGTTGAACCAAGCTGGATGTGTGACCCGTACCCTATTGTTAGGCAGAGCGACAATATTACCAGTGTATGGACCCGCATCGAGCAGTTCTAAAACGTGACTCTGTTTATGTTGTGCAGGGTCATCCGCTATTTCGCTGTCTGTGTAGTCCACCGTAAACATGTACTTAGCCGGGTAAAAATCACTTTCTATCTTTGCCATCCAAGGGCAAGGCGTGGTTCTCTCCATCTGGTATACAGCATGTGTACGGGACGAGCAGTCCCAAGGTTGCGCCGCATGAACAGGCATAGGCTCCGGCCACTCCTCGTATGGAGTGTCCCCTACTAAAGCCGTAATGGGCATTCTCGCCCACATAGCTCCGCCATGGACATTAGGTATACCTTCGATGTCCGCTTCGCAGCCAGTGAAAATCACCTGAAAACTCAGGCATCGGTTCGGCATGGTGGTGACGCCAATCGCCATCGCATGTAAAAACTCTCCGTGGTACGCAGTATGGTTGTGTGTGTACTCACGCCGCACCCAGCACTTAAAGTGCGGGATGTTACTTTGTAGAAAGGCCATTAATAGGTTACTATCGTTTTTCCTGAAGAACGAGCCGCGCCGAAGCCTGCGCCACCCATTGCCGCGCCTTTGGAATTGATACTACCACCCAAGGCGTAACCTTTGGACTTAATCTTACCGCCCATTGCCATACCTTTGGCTTTGACCTTGCCACCCATTGCCATACCTTTGACCTTAACTTTCCCGCCGTTCTTCATCATTTTGAAATCCGCTCCAGATATTTGTCCATCGTTGTTCTTGTCAAGTTTACTTTGGTTTCCTACAAGACCACCGTCTTTAAAATCCCTCTCAGGGGTACGTTCCTCACCAGTGTCGTCAATGTAAACAGTCCCACGAGGACGGCCATAATTCATAGCTTCAATGACCGCTTTATCAATATCAGTCATTTTTTTCTTCTTGCGTGATTTGGGTCGTTGTGATTTTTTAGGCGCTAAGTCAGACATGTAAGTTCTCCTATACCATAAGTTCAAAGTGTGGGCCGTCGATAAAAGGTCTACGGCCTTGTGTTCTACGTTCATCTATATAGCTATTCATAGCATCTTCCATAGTGCCACCGTGAAACTGAGCTATATTTGATACTGTCCAAGCCGCACCCCAGCGTATAGGAACGTCTACTTCCCTAGCAGCTTCAGCCATAGCATCGGCAATGTCATCGTAAAGATTCAATTCCCAAGATGCACGGCTACCAATATAAGCCATTAAATCAACGGCATAGCCTTGAAGATGTTTGGACTTCATAGTCTGCGAGGCCCCAGACGCAACGAGCGCCTTTTGTTCCTCCGTAGTTCTCATGCCACAGATCACACCAAAATCAATCTTGGTCCTGTGGATGGCCGATTTAACCACAGCAACAAGCCTTGGATCCAAGCCTTCTAGCTTGGCCTCGCTTCTCGCGCTTAGTTTAAACGTCATCTCTTTTTTCCTTTAAATAATAGCCGTTCTCCCAATTATCACAGTGGGCAACACGATGTCCTTCTCTATAACCGTGAGTGTGTTTCTTACCGCACTCAGGGCAATTAAAAGTTAAAAGATTAGTGGGTCCGTTTAAAGCGCAGTTAGCAGTTTCTTTTACCGCAAAAACTGTTGGTATATTATTCATTTTTGTATCCTTACGTTTAGGCAGGCGACAGTCATATTGTTATCCGTTACCATAACTTTTGCCAGTTCTTTATACACTTCACATACCGTTCTACTCTCAAAACTGTTTAATTGAAAGTATTCCATAGGCATACCCACAACAAACTGCATCCAAACTAACACCCACATTATTTAGTTTTAGGTTTGTTTTTAGAACCTTTGGGTCTTCCACGTTTGACTGGAGCTTTCTTTTCCGTCAGCAGCACCCACTTCATTTTTAAAAACTCAAATAACTTAATCATTTTCCAACCTTCTTAACTCGCTCGTATGACCGCATTCCAGCCAAGCCGAGCATACCTGTTAAAATCGGGAGCATAGTGGTCATCTCAGCCTGCGGAATTATAAACCCAAACCCCGCGCAGATCGGAGAGATAAGGAAGTTTACCATCAACCCCAGAACACAGACGTAGCCGCAAAGTGGACGCCAAGACGCCTGAAACCAGTTTCCAGCGGCTTCAGTTTTGTTAACCTCTATCTGGGCTAACATGGCCTCCTGTGCGTGGCGGTCGGCCATCGTGCTAAGATTGTGGGCCAACTCCGCAGCTTTGTCTTTGTCCTGAATGAACTTCCCCGCGAGCTCAGTGGCTGGTCCTATCAAAGCACTAAGTATACTCATTTCTTCTTCTTCTTCTTTTTCAACACTGTCTTTAGCTTTTTAGCTTGGGCAGCATGGAGCTTCGATGCTTTAGTCAGCCCCTTTGCAACGTCGCCAATCTTCTTTCTGTCAGACATTATCTGTCCCCCTGTTCTTTATCATAGTTTATAGAAGCCCGCTTGTTTTCTGCTTTTGCAGAGTAAGCATTGAACCCCATGAAGGCAGCAACCACACCAGAAGCCGCAATAACATATACAGATGCGATATCAGTAATAAGACTAGCCGCTTTGTCAAAGCCTAATACAGAAGCAAGCAGGATTATAAACGGGTAGATTAACATTCCAGCCAAGGCAAAACCAGTAAACCTGCGTTCAGCGTTGCGCTTCAGGTCTTCGTCGTCAATCCGCCTGCGACGATCCTCTAGTTCCAACAACGCCCATTCTGTAGGCTCTATGGTCCCATTTTTATTTTTATCAATTCGTTCGAACTCACTCATTCCAAACCCCTTGCGTAGTCTGTCGCAATCTTCTTATCTCTGGTTATTATGACAACTTTTCCGTTTTTGTCTAGAAT